CGGGGACGTTTCAAGGTTTGGGTTTCCACAAAATAATACGTTTGCAATTACAACAAATAATACAGAAAGACTCAGAATTGATTCGAGTGGTGACGTTGGTATAGGAACAACAAATCCAGGTTATAAACTTGATGTTAACGGTACTATGCATATGGGAAATGCTTTATATGTTGGCACCCCTTCCCCCTCCGCTGGGACGAATGGACAAGTACTTACATCGAGTGGTGGGGGTGCAATGTCATGGACAACACCAAGTAGTGGTGGTGGTTTTAGTGGTGATATTGCCGATTACATTACACATACAAGTGATTCAAATACAAAGTTTGGATTTCCTTCAAACGATACGTTTACAATTACAACAAATAATACAGAAAGACTCAGAGTTGATTCGGGTGGTGAGGTATCAATAGGTAGTGATAATGATATAGGTTCGGGACATAAAATGACCGTAGTTGGCGGCCAGAACGAGAACGATGGTAGTTACGCAGATTTAGTCGTAACAAATCTGAACGAACACAATAACGCGAGAATACTTTTGGGTACACCGTATAATACAGACTCAAATTCTGCTTTTAAAGCAGCTATAATAGCCGATGGTGCTGGTAGTTCTAGTCGTTGCGATTTACACTTTTGTTTGGAAAGTACGAGTAGTAATTTACCCAGTGCAGATCTATCAGACTCTAAAATGATGATAAAATATTCCACAGGGAATGTGGGTATAGGAACAACAACTCCAGCTACTAAACTTGATGTTTCTGGTACAGTAACTGCATCATCGTTTAGTGGTTCGGGGTCAGGTTTAACAAGTTTGAGTGCGGGTAACATTTCATCTGGAACTTTAGCAGTTGCTAGAGGTGGTACAAATATATCAAGTTACTCGACAGGTGATATTATATACGCGACTGGTTCTACTTCATTAACTAAACTGAATATAGGATCGGCTGGAGAGGTACTTACAGTTTCTGGGGTCGGCGCTCCGTCGTGGGCTGCAGCTTCTGGTGGTGGTGGTGGTGGTGGTGCGACTGCTGGTACTGTTGCTATTGGTGATGATGGTATGAGTGCGATAACCGTTAATGGTAGTGCATATGATTATATGTATCACCAATCACCTCATAATATTGGATCCTCGTCATCGAATTTTAATTCAATAAGTATTAACCAAGCAATGACCCACGGTCAGAAATTGATTATGAAATTGTATACGTCTTCATCTTCTTGTCAAGCAAAAATAGCGCGCGGTAGAGATTTATCGGTCACAATAAATAGTACGAATCATACCGTTAATAATTCAAATTTTCGAGAACATGTTCTCTCTTTTCCATATGACTCCGACCCAACACCAAGTAAATTTTTAATACTTGAAATTACAAAAGAAGATACTAATCAAGTAACTATCGAAGCAAAATTATCAACCGCGGACTTTACAAAAACAGCGGAATGTGACGGGTCTTGGTCTTATGACGGCGTAGACACTTTTAATCGCGAGACTGCGATACATAACGTAATCTACGGTGGACTTAAATCGATGTACGGGTCTCAATTAAAATTAAAATTTTCGTATTTCGGGATCGGTCATTCACACGACATTTATTTTCAACAAGACGATCCATCTGGCTTATCAGTTGCGTCAAGTCAAATAGAATTTTATTATAACAATAGTTCGTCGTCTTGGAGTCAAGCGTCTCAAACAAATGTATTTACAAATTTTGATAAAAATACTAATTTGAACTTCGCGCACGGTAAATACTACCATATACACCACGAAGTTATCAGAGCTAGTACGGATGATTATCCAAGTGAGATATTGTTCACAGTAGAAGAATTGAATGCGGCATCCGGTGGTGGTGGTGGTGGTGGTGGCGGAAGTGATTTTAGCACCAACATAACACGATCGTCTGGTAACCCGCCAACCTATAGGCAGGGTATTGAGATTGATACGGCGTTCTCGGCGGCGAATTATAACTATAATACTGGTTTCTATAATTTTAATGGCAGCAGCTATCCGCCGTTTGAAACGTTAATTTTAGATCACACTTTACCAACGAGTATGCCAATCGAGTATGATTTTTATTTTACAGGATATACCGGAAATATAACTGCCAATTACTTTAAAGTATATTACGGTGGTATGCAGATGCAGACATACCACAGCTTTCCAGGTTCGGGGGGTCCAACTAGCTACAATTTTAATCAGAGCGATAGGTACAGTGTTACTTTTAAAGCACGTGACACGTCAGGTAATGATTGGACTGCCACATGGAAAGAATATAAAAATTAAAAAAAATATATTTTTAAAGTATATATATACCCAATGGGAATACATGTTACTAAAAATAAAAGTCTTAACACAGGCGCAGAATTATCAGAATTTTACGTAGGATTACGTAAAAATCAACAGTACCATATGAATATTCAGATTTCACCAGATTCGAATACGTATACCGTATCAGCCATATTCGATCACCATTTGAGTAAAGATTCAAAAACACAAGGTAAATCAGTAGTCGGTACCGAGGTTGTTAAAGTTTCTAACGTGAGTACGACATCCAGTATTAATCCAGTCACGGAAATATATACCAAACTCAAAACGAATTACGAAACCTTTACGGAAGATATTTAAAAAATAAAACCTTGGTATAATATAAAATATGTCTGGAGGTATTGCTCAACTCGTTGCCGTAGGTGCCCAAGATGCGCATCTCGTCGGCCAACCTGAAGTTTCTTTTTTCAGGTCCAATTATAAACGTCACACAAATTTCGCCCAAACTGTTGAAAGACAGGTTATCCAGGGCAACCCATCCACGGGTAGTATGTCAACCGTCAGGTTTGAAAGAAAAGGGGATATGGTCGGGTATGTCTATATCGCCCCAAATGATGGTACTCAAGCTGTAAAATTTTCGCCAGCCGATTGGGTCGCCGCAATTTCCAAAGTTGAACTTCTCATTGGTGGACAAGTCATCGACGAACAAACATCTGAATTCTCGCAATACATTGCGCCATCTATATTGGCACAAAACTTAACTAAATCTACTTCCGGGTTTGCTGAAGCAGCTGAAAGTAAGTTTTACCCACTCAGGTTTTCGTTTTGTGAAAACGCTCAATCCGCCATTCCATTGATCGCTCTTCAATACCACGATGTGGAATTGAGAATTACGTGGGGTACAGTTGCTTCCGAAAAATATGAAGTCTACAGTCAATTCATCCACCTCGACACGGAAGAGCGTACCGTTTTGTCTTCCACACCACAACAAATGCTTATTACACAAACACAAAAAGCTGTTGCCTCCTCTTCCAAAATACATGAACTCAACTTTAACCACCCAATTAAGTGTTTGGCATCTGCAAATGGGGCTTCTCTCGCTATTGCGGATGACGCAAATAAAATGAAACTCCAAATCAATGGTACGGATGTTGCCGATTTCAAATATGTTGATCCACACTACACCGCGGTCACGTCGTATTACCACACCGCATCATCTAAAGATGCTGGTGCAGCCGGTGAAAATGACAAGTTCTTCTTGTACCCATTCTGTCTCGATACGTGTAAGATTCAACCAACGGGTTCGCTCAACTTTAGTAGACTCGATTCCGCGAGACTGGTTAACGATACCGCCAACTCGGACGCTGATATCTACGCCGTCAACTACAACGTCCTCCGTATCGAAAATGGTATGGGTGGTTTGATGTATTCCAACTAAGTAATTTAATTTAGCCACTTATTATAAATGATTTGGCAATTAATCTTTCTCATAGCATTTATCTTTGTTATAACGTATGACCCAAAATCAGGTACTTTAGATCATTTAGTTGGTAAAAAACCGGAAAAAACCCCCCAGAATGCGGAGTGTAAAGAAGGTCATTACCAGGAAATACAATTTGGAAAAATGGGGTACCCGTGTCCAACCGAAAAGAAAACGCACATGGGTGCGATTATAGGAACTTAAAAATTTAACTCGTAATTTTATATATAAAATGTTTACATTCGATCGCGATACCGCGACTATAGTTGCCGTGCTCATGTGTATTGTTGCCACAATGTACATGTACAGAGAACTTAA